CCATCAGGAACCTTGGTGGGATGACACGCGTCTCGGAAACAGAGGTTCGACTTCCTTCCGACATCACTTGGGAGCCTATAAGCATCAAGCCGCACGCGCAATTGTCTATTATTGATAAACAGGAGGATAAGAACACCGTATGGGATGCTAAGCTCGTATTCAAGACATGTGAAGACTTCAGCAAGAGAAAGAGATGGGCATACCGCTGTCTGCTTTCCAATGGTCAGTATCGCCTGATTGGCTCTGATGACAGACCTTATCCTGTCACGTCTGTAAACGAGAATATGCCGGAGAACGTGACCGAAAATCAGCTGAATGAGGTTACTGTCAGTTGGAAATCTCCTCGGTTCATACCCGTCATAAGCTAATAATAGGTATTTTTTTATATTTTGTCCATTGTCTACCTTTGCCGTAGAATTTGCAAAAGTAGACAATGGAATATCAATTTATCATTTCCGGAGAAATCGGTGTTGCCTTCGACTGGTGGACTGGCCAGCGTGGTACCACCGCTAACCAGGTTAAGAACTTCCTCGATGCCCACAAGGATGAGGACGTTCATATTGCAGTCTGCTCTCCCGGCGGATACGTCGATGCAGGCCTGCAGATCTACCAGCATATCAAGAACCATGGCCGTGTTCACTGCCACATCATCGGCATGACGGCCAGTGCAGCAACCTTCCTCACCATGGGGGCCAAGGAGGTTGACATGGTTGACGGATCACTTATGCTCATCCACAATGTATCTACTCAGGTATTGGAGTGGCAGATGGCAAACAAAGAGCAGCTTGACCAGATTATCGCTGCATTCCAGAAGGAGCGCAAGGATCTTGATACCATCGACCGCGTCATTGCCTCGCTCTATGCCAAGAAAAACGGCAAGAGTGTTGAGGACTGCATGACGAAGATGACAGCTGCCAATTGGCTGTCACCTCAGGATGCTCTCGACTTCGGACTGATTGACCACATCGTAGATGATGAGGACGTGAAAAAGAAGTCGAACCGCTTACGCACAACTTTTACTAATTCCATATTCAAGGATTTCGGTCTTCCTTCCCTGCCTGCGGACACGACGGATGGTTTATCAGCCGTCGTGGACCAGGAAGGTAATCCAGCTGAAGGTTTCATGCAGAAGGCGACTGCGTGGATGCAGAAGCGATTTCCTAAACTTTTCGCCGATGAGAGTATAAACCCAATGACAAAGAAAGTTTTAGCTTGCCTGTGCGCCTTGCTGGGTGTACAGGACTTCGAGGTGAATGACGGTAAAATAACCATCACCGAGGAGGATGCGGACAAGGTTGAGGGTCAGTTGGATAAGCTGGGAAAGGATCTGAAGGCAGCTAAGGATGCTGAAAAAGCAGCCAAGGATGCTCAGGCCGAACTCCAGACGAAGCTGGACAAAGCTCTGCAGGACGTGAACGATCGCGACACGCAGATTGCCAACCTCAAAAAGGCCGCAGGGGCAGAGGACGAAGTCCCTGCCGGAGAGAAAGTAGACAAAGGTGCCGGTGAGATCACCGCACAGTCAATGTTGAACGAAATTAAAGACCTCTGATTATGCCAAATGCTAAAGTTGTAATCCAGGAGCCGGAGGTAACCTTTGAGGAACTGGCTGAGAGTGCCCGTAAGCTGCGCAAGCCGCTGCTTCAAATCCCGGTCATGCGTGCCGAGAAAGCACTAAAGTTTATGACGCCCCGTGTGGGCATCCGTGTTGCAGAAACCGTCGGCACGCTCGATGGTGATATGCAGTTCGGACCTTACGATGAAGACCGTGAGGACAACAGCGACGTGAAGATCACGCCGCGTACACTGTTCACCTATCTGGGCAGTGTCGTGAAGAATTTCAAGCCCAACGCCATCGTGAAAAGTATCTGGGGTCCCTCAGTACTGCATGGTGAGGGTATGAAGAATACCGAACTGGCACGCATGGTGCTGACCATGCTTACCCGTAGGATGGGTGACCATCTCTATCGTGAACTCTTCAAGGCCCAGCGTAATGCCAATGGCACTACCACCCATGACCTCTTCAACGGCTTTGACACCATCGCCAAGACCGAGATGACCGCCATCGAGGCAAACGTGGCTCAGGGTATCGAGGCAAAGCCCGCTGCCATCACTGAGGCATTGGGTAACCTGAAGGTCATCGAGGCTATCACCAAGAACAATGCCTATGATGTGTGTCGCGCCATTTGTAAGGCTGCCAATGAGTTCCTGCGTGATGAAGAGGAATTGCTTCTCTTCTGTCCTGAGCATGTTGTTTGGGACTACGAGGAGGACTACAAGACCACCACTGGCGGTACTGCTTATAATACGCAGTTCCACAAGTACGTCATCGAGGGCTTTGAGAATGTCACCTTCGTTCCACTGTCATGTAAGAACGGCTCACCGTTCCTGCAGCTGACAACCAAGCGCAACATGCTCTATGGCGTGGACCAGATCTCTGATAAGGAAAATGTCGAGGTGGCACGCTTCAAGGCGTTCGTGCTGCAGTTCATTGCCACAATGTTCTTCGGCGTACAGTACGAGAGCATCGACAAGGAACGTATCCTCTTTGCTACCATCGATGGCACTACCGCCATCTGATGAATAAGGTATCGGGGCTGGCGGCTAAGGATTAAAAGCGTCGGGGCTGCCGCCCCACTTTCATTCACATCAAAAAACGAAAGAAAATGCCACAAGATTGTTCAAACGAGAAAACCCTGCTGCAGGATGTCAAGTTCTGCCAGGGTAAGAAGTCGCTTCCTGGTACAAAGAAGCGCGTATATTTGGCTGACATCCGTGATATCGTGAAGTTCCCGAAACTGGCAGACCGCTCAGCAGAGGGCGCTAAGCTCTCAGATGTCGCAACATATCCCGCCACTATCGCGTCCGGAGACACCAATGTTGCCAACGGCTTCGTGATGGCTCAGGGAAAATGCTTTATTCAGGTGGACATTATTAACAATAATGGCCAACTGACATGTGAACCTCAGGGAACCTTCGGTTCGAAAACATACAAGAACACCTATAAAGGTAATGCTCCAGGTACAGAAGAGGAAGTAACAGGCTTGATTGCCGAACTTCTCAATGCGGAGGTTGTTGCTGTGGTTCCTACCCGCACGGGTAAGTTCCGCGTAGTGGGTTCTGATGAGTTCCCTGCAGAGGTGAACCCCAATCAGGACACCGGCCAGGCTCCCACAGACACCAACCAGACGGCCCTTGAAATCGTTGCCGATGATGAGATGCCCGCTCCCTTCTATTACGGAAAACTTCCTGTATCAGATGGTGAGTTAGACTGCACGACTGGTGAGGTTACTGCCAAGCCATAGAGCCTCATTTTCTCTATTCATACGAATTAATAAATAAAAAACCGGAGGCGGGATGCGGCAAGGTTGCCTCGTTCCGCCTTTTTAATTAGAAAAATATGAAGGGTATAGACAAACTATTTCGAGCCAGAGTAGAAGAATGGCTCTCCAAGAAAAAGCACACTGAAGCCGATCTGGCCAACGGTGCTATGATGGTGCTGCAGTGCAACCGCAACCGCGCCATGTACAACACCATGATGCGAAAGCCTTCTCACTATGAGGAGAAAATGGTCTATGAGTTGAAGAAACACCTGGCCTATCTTCAGAATGACATGAATCTCGAGGATGTGAAGAATCTGGAGAAAAAGATTCTCCCTGTCATCGGCAAGGCCATCGCTGATACTGAAGAGACCGCTGATAAGGCTGCAGCAGCCCTCGGTGAGATTCCAGAGGACAGTTTCCTCCCTGCTCCGGCACTCTCTTCTGAGGAGCCATACAAGCAGACGGATGCCATCGTCGCACGCGGCAAGCGTACCGACCATGACACCCTTCCTGAAACCATCCGTGCCATCTGGGATAAGAACGCAGAGCGCTATAAGAAGATCAAACAGGCCCACGAGACCTGTAAGACCCTCACCGCCGCCTGCGACCGCTATGAGTTCACATCGGCCATTGCCGAACTGTGGGATGCCTATAAGAAGGACTTCGATACCTACGACCACTACGTGCTCGTTGACGTAAACGAGGAAGCTGGGACTCAGACTCCTGATACCGAAGAGGTGCAGTTGACTGCAGAGGATGTGAAGGCCATCAATGCCGCACGCCCTTATATCTCCAAGAACCTTCCCAAGTTGATCGCCCTCGTGGCCGCCGCCAAGCAGGAAGGATTCACCGAGGCTCAGGCCAAGGAACTGGAGGGCTGGCGTGAGAAGATCCAGCAGCGCGTCGATGTGCTGATCCGTACCAAGCAGGTCATCAAAGATGAGCTCCGCCAGCAGCTGACGGAGGCTGACATCAAACTCGAGATTTCTGATTCAGATGGGCAGGGGCAGGAACATAGCGACGATACTCCAGCCACTGAATAAGTGCGCCTCTCAGTGCTATCTGGGTACTGGACTTCATACGCTCGGTCTCTTGAACTGGATTCTTCAGCAGACCGGGCGTGCTGATGTATATGTCAGCACCTTCAGCACCAGCGAGGCTTTCCTGAATGGCTTCTACAACCTCCGTAAGAAGAAACTCATTGGTCACAGCGTACTGTTAGCTGACCTAAAGGCCTCTAAGAAAACGCTGCATCTTTACCGTCTGATGCAGTCGTGCTTTGATTCCGTATATCTGGGGATGAACCACTCGAAGATCGTACTCGTTCAGAATGACACACACCTGGTGTCTGTCATTTCCTCACAGAACCAGACATACGGCGACCGTGCGGAATGTACCATGGTCACAACTGACCAGATGGCATTCTATGACCTCTACAGCGGATTGCGCGATATCGTGGATAAAAACTCAATACAACTCAATGGACTATTCAACAGAATTACTGAAAGAGATAACCAGGTGCGCGAGAACACTAATGACCCCATCGATGGTGTCTTTCCGTTTGGGTATTGATGAAGTGCAGCTTCATGACGATATCAACACCCTCGGGCATCCTGCCCGACGTGCCTACTACTCAGGACTGGAAGAGACAGATAAGGAACTGCGCCAGCAGCAGCTGTACCTGATGCGTGCCGGCAGCCCGTCAGCCATCGCTGACTGTCAGCAGCGCATCGAACGCATCCTGAATGAAATAACCGTCTAAAAACAGATGCTATGCCACTGCCTACCAACCTCGATGATTATACAAAGTACATCGTAAAGAGCGATGAAGAACTCCTCGAAGAACGAGTGAGTCCTACCATTATCCAGCGGCTTCACCGCCTGCGTGGACTGTACGCCTATTGGCTCCAGTTCCCGGATAAGTTCGAGCGCGATATCATGCAGCAGGATATGGCACTCTTCAATGTGGGCAGGGCACAGGCTTACGATGACGTGCGCCTGGTGCAGATCATCCTGGGCAACATGCAGCAGGCAAGCCGTAACTTCATGCGGTGGAAGATCAACCAGGATCTGGAACAAGACCTGAAGGCAGCACGCCGTGCCGGAGAGCACAAGGCCGTAGCCGCCATCGAGAAGGTACGTGTGCTGAATAACCGCACCGATAAGGAGGATGAGCCGGATACGAACTACGACCGCATCCCGCTCTTTGGTGTCGTGTTTACCAGCAATCCCGCTGCGCTTAAGATTCCAGGCTATGACAATGAGGCCTCACTGCGTAAGGATATCCTCACGATGAACAAACGCTATAACCGCGAGATAGAAAAAGAGAAGGATTATACCGAATACGAAGAGGTGGAAGAGGATGGAACAGCAGGAACCGATATTTGAGCAGTACCTGAACGACGGCCAGGCATACATGCTGATGATGATGCCGCGCGACCTCGTTGCCGAATGCGGACGTGGCTTCGGCAAGGGTCTCGTGCAGGCAGGTCGCATCCTTACCGCTGCACAGCAGATGGAAGGATCCTGCGGCGCTGCCGTCTGTCCGTCCGTGAAACGTGGCCTGACAAACATCGTTCCCTCATGGATGATACACTGGGAGAACTGGGGTCTGAGGCGTGACCGCCACTATATCGTCGGTAAAAAGCCATGGAAGGCCCTCGGATGGAAGAAACCTATCTTCGAGCCTGCCAACTGGGAGAATACCATTGCATTCTACAATGGCTCCATCATCAACCTGGTCAGTCAGGACCGAAGCGGTACCAGTAACTCACTGTCTCTCGACTACGTGGTTCTGGATGAAGCAAAGCTTCTCGACTTCGAGCAGCTGAAAGATGAGACGTTCCAGGCGAACCGTGGTAATCAGATGTATTTCGGCAAGTGTTATATGCATCATGGCATGACCATCACCAGTGATACGGCCATGACCAAGAAAGGATCCTGGTACTTCCGATATGAGGAACAGATGGACTCCGCTCTGGTTCGCGTCATCGAGGGATTGGTAAATCATATCTGGGTACTTAAGCAGAAGCTGAAAAGGCACCCTGAACGTGCCATCTACTATGACCGTAAAATCAGAAAAGAGGAAGAGCAGCTGAACTTTTTCCGCTCCAAATGCTTGCTCTACTGTAAATACTCCAGCATTACGAACCTCGCCGTATTGGGGGCTGAGTTCGTCAAGCGCATGAAGCGTGAACTGCCACTGCTTACCTTCATGACGTCCATCATGTGCATCCGTGTGGTCATCTCCCTCGACGGATTCTATGGCGGTATGCGCGAGTCGGTGAACCTCTACACGGCACCGAACAATAAGGTGCTCCAGCTGGAAGCCATCAACAATGAAGGTGGCATTCCGAATGACTGTCGCACCGACGGCGATCTGGAGCCGGACAAACCGATTATCATTGCCTTTGATGCGAACGCGCTCATCAACTGGCTCGTGTGCGGCCAGGTGGGCGATGACGGCAAACTCCGTGTCCTGAAATCGTTCTTTGTCAAATACGACCGCAAACTGGAGGAACTGTGCGAGGACTTCATGGAGTACTACTATTACCATCGCACCCATCGCGTCATCTTCTACTACGATTCCACGTTCTTAGGGCAGGAATATGCGTCGTCAAGGGGGCAGAGCTTCGCCGCGATCATCAAGAGCATGTTCCGTCGTCATCAGTGGGCTGTCCGTGAAAAATATATCGGCAATCCTTGGGACCATATCAAGAAAAACGAGCTGATCAACCGTATGTTCCAGGGACGCGCCCAGCATCAGGTTCTCATCAACCGTGACAACAACCCTGATTTGCTCATCTCCATACAGTCCGCAGGTGTCCGTAACGGAAAGAAGGATAAATCGGGCGAGAAACTCGCAGAGACGGAGGAAGACCGCCTGGAGGCCCGCACCGATGGCTCTGATGCTTTCGACACCCTCTGCATTGGCGTGGAGCGTTATCCTGTTGCCTGGGGTCGTGGTAGTCAGACGAACGAGTACCCTAACAGTTGAACTGAATTTTTCTTGTCCATGTCCTGAAAGCGTTCTGTGACTCGGATTAAATAATTAAACGTAAATTATCACCGGCAGGTCTGCGTCGTGAGACGATGGCCTGTCTTTTTTATGGTATGGCGCTTTGTGCTGTGGGCATTCCGTGCTTCATCATATATACTGCAAAGCGTGACAATCCATTTGTTCCCTTACCTGACTTCACCGTCGTACCGAGGATAACATCCGTTCCATCACATTGTCTTCGGGTCTACCGTTGCTGCTTCTTCGACCATGCAGGTCAGGTCTGCTGCCCTTGGGCGTGTCTGCTCTTGGCGCTCTGTCTCTCATGCCTCATTTCTCACTCCTTTCGTTATCCGTGCTGGCGTTGATTTCTATTTCCTGATGCTTGCTCATTATTCCATGCTGCCGCACTACGTTGGCGACGTCTGATTGTTGTCATAACATTTTTCTGAGAACTCTCCAGCGTCAGGGCTGCTTTGATTTTTCCTTTGCAAAGGTAGGGGAAGCCCGTGCCCTGCAAGTACCAGTCGCAAACTCCCTATTTCTTCACAAAATTCCGACACGCTTTCCGCATTTTCTTCTTAACGCCAGGTAGTGGCTAAAGAAAATGTGGTTTTTCAGAATTTTGCTTGAAATTCCTTGCATCCTGGCACTACCACTTCCTACCTGTGGAAAGCAACGTAAAAATTACAAAAGCTCCCAGAGCTTCTAAGTTAAATCTCAAAAAAATTAGAATTATGACAACAGTTATTCAGACATCGGCAATCAACTCTCAGTTCGGCTATCGCAGAAACAGAAGAGCAAGCAATATCTACAATGTAGTGATCAACGCTGAGGACGGAAACTATCAGGAGTACGAGATAGAGGCATCATCTGAGGCAGAGGCACATGCCAAGGCTGACAGCATCGCCCAGAGCAGCATGATCGACGTGACCTACATCGAGGTCTACAAAGTAGCTTAACGTTAACCCGATTAAATATATGAGATTATGGAACAGAAGTTATTCATCCTGGTTAAGACCGAGAAGTCCAACAGGTCAGAGAACAATGTATGGGTCGTCAGCACCCGCAGTTACAAAAAGAAGTACTGCAGAAATGCCCTCACGGCACTCAGGTACGCCTTCATCCTTAAGAAGCAGACAGGACGTCGCATCGCTGATGAAGCATTCCAGACACTTATCAGTGCAGTACGTGAAAGAAAGATGTTCAGGGCCCTCAATGACGCTATCAGCGAATGTCCCCAGTCAGAAACCCAGGAGCCGGCGCAAAGCTGCCTCCTTTTTTAATCCGCATCGCCATGCTGAAGTACGCATTGTTCGACTACGTTCCGAACCGGAAGCTGAGTAAGGCTTCCTTCGAGTTGCAGGATCTGCACCGTATGATCCTTGGATTCAAGGACGGTCGCAACCTTTACACCCGATGGGCAGCAAGGCTTTTCGCTCGTGCACTGTCAGCTATGGATTTATCGGATACTGTCATTGTATGCATACCTGCCAGCACTCGATATTCGAATGTCAGACGCTGGAAACGGTTCTCTGACATCCTCTGCAACTTGACGGGAGCCATAGACGGCTTCGACCGCATACAGGTCAGCGGTAGCCGCAAGCGGGCACATGTCACTGGTGACTATGAGCTGGCGACGAATATCAAGCACTATGTGCATATCGATGCAGAATACTTCCGTGGCCGTAAAGTCCTGGTCATCGATGATATCTACACCACAGGGCAGTCGTCGGCTGCATTCATAGCAGCTATGCAAGCAGCTGGTGCTACAGTCACCATGGCCATGTTCCTCGCCAAGACAAAGCGTTACCCCCCTAGGGGGGAATAAAGTTTCCCCCCTGCACCCCCCTGAAAGAGAAATAGGTATTGCGCCTATCGTACCCCGCCCACCCTGGGCCGTGCGCTGTGCTTATGCCCGGTGAACGATAGGCGCAATGGGGCAAAGCCCCCGTTATCTTATGGCCCACCCTCGTTCCCCTGCGCACCTGAACGTTCATAATTCGACACTGTCAGAAGCACTGACAGAGTCATTCACGTTCCCCATACAGGACGCGCACACTGCCACCACGCTCCTGCTACCAGTACCACGCTCCGCTCCGTTGCACATGAGCCGCCAAGAGAGCCTTACCGGCTGAAATGTGGTGGTTCGCATCGAAGAGAGTATGACTGTCATCATACACACATCGATGACGTGCTATAGGCACCACCGCCACGTCTCAGCCAGGCACACTCAGCGGCTGATGCTCCACTATGCTACTCGGGTAGTGGCTGCAGGAGCGGATGACATCGTGCCACCCTGTATGCACGTATTGCTACGTGAAGGTGCTTGCCTTGCTGTGTCCTATAGCTGGCCACGACCGCGGATATGGTTCGGCTGACGTGTTCGGCAGCGACACAAGGCGGCAATTGCCACAAGTAAAAATTCCCTACATATACCGCTCGAACAAAAAGGGCAATTGCCTCGGGAGCGTAGGGCGGTGGGGGCTGCTAAGGCAGGCGCTTCGCTCGTTTTCCGCACTCAAACCTCTAAAGTGGGCTTTTTATCGAGGTTTTCGTGCGGGCGATAGTGGAATTTTTGTAAAAAACGACCCAAATTGCCACTCTCCGAGATGACAATTCGGGGCCCAAAGCGGAAAAACGGGGTCAGTTGCCTGTCGCCCATGGGCGATTGCCTCCCGTTTTGGTTGAAAAATGAAAAAGTCTGCAGACTGTGCCTTTGTATCGGAAAATTTGTTTATCTTTGCAGCCGTATTAATTTGTATGGCTTATGAAAAAGGTATTTATCATTATTTTGATGGCTCTGATGAGCCTTGGCGCTCAGGCGCAGAGTTTGGGATACACAGGTTTCGTGGACGAAAAAGACCTGCTCGGCAAGTGGGTTATTTTTAATGCAGAAGGAGATTGGGAAAGCCTGAAGAAACCCTCTGCTGAATTACCTGATATGAATATAACCTTTTATGAAAATGGAGAGGCTGATTTAGGAGGAATTGATAGAGGATCCAACTATGTATACGATTGGTTTATCTCGAATTCTAATAAATTGCATTTCATTACACTAAACAAAGCCGTTAGGTTCATCATATGGAATTATACAAAAGACGAATTACTAGTTCTGAGGGCTTTCAATAAAAGTATATTCTTACACTTCAAAAAAGATAATTCTAGTAATGTGTCTTCAGTAAGAATTAATAAAACAGATAATCAGAAATACAACATTCAGGGCGTGAAAGTAGAGGATCCTGAAGGAATTTATATCCAAAACGGACAAAAATTCATCGCTAAATAAAGATTTTCCCGAAATTTCTTGGAAGTTTCGGGATTTTTGTCTATCTTTGCCATCGCTAAACATAACATGACGCGAGTCATTGGGCGAAGATGACGCCCGAAATAACATCGGGCATTATTTATGCCTTACTTCCGAGACCTGCAAGAGGTCTCACTACACCAATAGCGGTGGCCACCCAGTAATAGAAATACGTCCCAGTGACTGAAGTCTGTTATGTTTAGCGACAGGGAGGGCTGCCGCTTTCTCTGTCTCATAGGGGAAGGCGCTCCTCGCCGTGAGGCAGGAGACAATCATGCAGGAGTCCGAAAGGATCCACATCCGAAAGCTTGGCCCGCCTTCCTCTTCGGGGGAGAGTGTTCCGGCCGTGAGGCGGAACTGGAAGATGAACCGTAAAGTGTCTTGATAGCGTGGGAGCTCTCCCCTTTTCCGAGGAATCAAACCGCACAGGGCGGATCCCTGTATAGCTAAACATAACAGCAATATGCAACAGTTAACACTTCAATTCGAGGGCTATGCCGACAGTCGGCCGGTCATCGACGTGGGCACGACGAAAAAGTGCAGCAAGGTCTTTACTTCGGTACTGGCTAGAGTCAAAGCTTTGGTACCTTCGGTAATTCTATTCGCCCAGGCATTAGCCTGCGTATCCTTTTGTTTCGCTCTCATGTTCCTGGCAGCTATTCTTCAAGGATGATGAATAAGATGACGCTTACCCCAGAACTGACGGAGGCCCTGTGTGGCTTCTGTGGCGACGTGGCCACGATGGAAAACAACGTGGACCTGATTGACTGCATCGAGGAACATTACATCGATGACGAATCCGAGGAACCTGCCAAGGTTCTCGACACTCTCAAGTCGCTTCGCAACCTGAAGCGTGATATGATGAAGATTTTGAAGGCAATGAAAAGAGCAGAAGGAGTATGAAAGAGATGAGTGATAAGATGAAAGAGCGCGTGAAGAAATGGCTGGAGTCGCTTGATGAGAAAGAAAAGAACCAGGTGGAGGTGCTTGACGCCTACTTCACGTTCCGTACGAACATGCCTGGTGAGGATCCTGGCTTCGGCAAAGCCTCAGAGGAACCGAAGACTACGGAGGAGATCATGGATGACCTCACGCCGATGATGAATATCAGCAAGGATGTGGTGGCCGGATATATGCGTTCGCACGAATACGGCTTTACCACTCTGTCCGACGGATCGGTCAGATGGGCCATCTGGCGATACATGGATGTAACCGTTCTGACGTGAACATACATTAATAATTTTTGGAAACATTTGTGCCGGTGGTGCGTCGTGATGATGCGCCACCGGTTTTTTCGTTGTATTTTTACTTTCAGGGGTGTCTTCGTACCTTTGCCGAAAGAAAAGATCGCAATGGAACATGTCAACATATCACAGCTTAACGGTCGTAAGTTCTTCACATCGGGTATGCCTGATGTGGTCATCAGCGGTACCGACGGCACACCGCAACAGGTGACTGTCACCTGCGACGGTGTACAGCTGCTGAGCGAGGAACTGTGGCCGGTGTCTGGAAGAATAACTCTCACCGACCTCAGTGAGCTGCTGGAACCGTATGCAAGGCAGACGCTTGTAAGCAGCGTAACGATATCGGCAGATAACACATCAGCCGCGTTCTCCGTGCTCTATGCCATGGTGGACGTGGGCATCACCGCAGAAGAGTTCTACACAGATCACTTCCTCTCCATCCTGATGGGAACGAAGGTGACGGCCAGAGGCAGACGTGAGCTGCTGTGGTATTATGGCAGTGACAACGCAACTGTCAAAGCCAGGTATTCAGACGGCACCACGGCAGCCTTTACGCCTGCGGTCGTTGGTGGTACCACTGCCTATACATGCATTGATGTCAGCCCCGACAACTTCGTGACAGCACAGAAGCAGCTTGTGGCCTACACTGTCTCGGCTGGCAACAGAAGCCAGTACTTCGAGATGGATCTGCAGGAGCCGGACTGTGCACCGATATTGGAGTTCTACAACTCCTTCGGCGTCTGGGAGTACATCTACTGCACAGGCACGCATAGGGTGACACCTGAATACAAACGCTCAGCAGCACGTATCAGTGGCAAGTACCGGAACTATAAAATTGAGGAAACCCGCACCTTCAAGGCTGATACGGGCATTCTGAATACGGCAATGGCCAACTGGGCCGATGAACTGTTCCGTGCCGATGAGGTTTATGTGGTCAATGTGGTCAACGGCGAAGTGGTAAGCCGCGACGGAGGCAAGGAGGTTACAATTACCGAGTCGAAGTCGGACAGAACCAACGAGGATGACCACATGCCACGCTTCACCTTCTCGTACCAGTATGCGCAGCGCATCCAGAACGTGCTGCAGATGGACCGCGTCGGACGTATTTTCGACAACACGTTTGACCATACCTTCAACTAGGATGAAAGAGGCTTTACATATCAACGAGGTACTGCAGCTGCTGGACAAGGCAGGCGAAGAGCGTAGGAAAGTCAACGTCAGGGCATGGAAAAAGGATGGCAACGAGGTTGACTATATCGGATGGCTGCCGCTCACCGGCCACTGGCGGGGTGGCATCCACCGCCTGATGAATCCCCAGAATGGGGAAGTGAGAGCCGTCATTGACGTGCTGATTTATGAGTTTAACGGACATACAGTATATCTATGAACGAAGAGAATAAGCAAGAGATGGTGCCAATAGGGCGCCGACCCGGATGGACACGATACTGCGTTGCCCCTGCAGGCGTGGTAGATATCGCTGAGGAGGGCAGCCCTGCCACCAAGTACCAGGAGAGCCGCGTCATTGTTCAGGACTTCGATGAGAAACTGAATACCAATCCCATCACCATCGGCAAGCAGGACTACGAATATGTGCCTTATGGCGATGATGACCAGCTGCCGTTCAAGGTGATGCAGCGCATAGGTGAGAACATGGTGACCTCGCAGTGCCAGCTGTTCAACGTGCAGGCCTGCTACGGTCAGGGCGTGCGCTTCATCGACCGCGACACCCGCGAGGACACACAGGAAGCGGACATCCGCTCCTTCTGCCTCAGGAACTCGCTGCACGAGCTGTTCCTAGAACAGGCCACGGACATGAAGTTCTTCTTCACCTCCATCACGAAGATCATCCTCTGCCGCGACCATAGCCGGATAGTGAAGGTACGCCACAAGGAGATGTGCTACTGCCGCTTTGCCCGTCTGGCAGGTAAGAAGCGCTTCGAATATGTGCTGTATGGTGACTGGCGCGACGGTGCTCCAGACCCAAACGATATCGAGGTGCTGCCGATGCTTGACTTCTACGACCCCTTGGGCGACCTGATGGTCCGCATGGGCAAGGAGGCCGACCCCATGACAGGCGAGAAGCGCAAGGCACCGAAGGACGGCACGGACTGTGAATTTGCCATCGTATGTCGTATGGCCACACCTGGCCGTCAGGTGTATTCACGGCCTTATTTCTTCTCTGCCTTCCGCGATTCATGGTTTGATATCTACGAGCTGATTGGCATCGGCAAGCGGTTCATGATCCAGAACACATCAGCGCCACGCTTACAGATTGAGGTGCATGATGACTATTGGGATGTTGTCTGTGACAATGATGGTATCACTGATGAAGATGAGCGCAAGGCACGTATCAAGGAGGAAAAGCAGCGTATCATCGACTTTGTATGCGGTCCGAAGAATGCAGGTAAGGCACTCATCAGCGGCTACTACGTTGACCCTTCAGGCAAGGAGCACTCCATGGTTCGTGTCATCAACCTGAACCAGGGAAAGAAAGAGGGTGGCGATTGGGCCGACGACATGCAGGAGGCAGCCAATACCCTGTGCTTTGCTTTCGGTGTACATCCTAATTTAATTGGAGCCACACCGGGTAAAAGCCAGATGAACAATTCCGGCAGCGATAAGCGGGAACTGTTCACCATGAAGCAGGCTCTTGAAAAGCCGTTCCACGACGTGATGATGAAGCCCTACCACGTCATCCTCCACTATAACGGCTGGAGCGAAAACGTGACCGTCGACGTGCCCATGCTGATGCTCACCACCCTAGATGAGAATAAGGATGCTAAGGAAGTAACCAATAATAATGACGGCAATGGAAATAACCAAGAGTGAATTTGAAGCGATACTGAGTGTTGCGACGTCCTCCCATGTGGAGGTATATGAGAAGGTGGAGCCACATTTTACGGCTTCATATGACGAATGCAAGGCTGACGTTCTCGGAGATGTGGGGACGTCAGCCGCTGAGGGAGAGAATAATGAAAAGCTGACTGTGGCCGTGAAGCAATGGGTGGCTATCCATGCATTCCTCGCCGTGTTCCGACAGCTCGACCTGGTACTGACTCCCACCGGCTTCGGCGTGGTCAGTTCCAATCAGATGGCTCCTGCCTCTAAGCAGCGCGTCGATGCCCTGATAGGTCATCTTCGTGACAGTGCGCTGCGGGCTAATGGTGAACTCCTCTTCCGTCTGTGTCACGTAGAAGGATGGGGCTTAACTGACCAGGCTAAGGAAAATATCGATACGTTATTCTACGACTTCAGAATGCTGCAGAAGATGCAGGGTCCTGCGGCTTCGCATCTTGAATGGCAGGCTGCTCAGCGGCTTATCGGACAGGCCGACGAAGCACTGCGCCTGAAACTGAGCAACCAGTATATGGATCATCTGCTGAATGCAGTCCGATGTGGCACGGTGACTGTCGATGACAAACCGGTCATCTTCCAGTGCAAGCACATCATCAACCTCTGGATTGCCGGTGACCAGGAGGCCGTCAAACTGAAGATGCGCCGACTGTTGAACATGCTCGACTCTGACTTGGAGAAATATTCCATATATGCTGAACACGGATTTCCTGTAAACCATCATGAGACTTTTCAGAACACTAAGGACGCACCGGCCTACATATTTGGCTGATGGCAGCATAGACCTCTATGCGCCTACTTCATGGCAGAAGATGACGCAGAGACAGCTTCGCTATGTGCTGACTCTGCTGTCACTGTTTGACAATCTGGCGACAGTCAAAACGTACATGCTTATCCGGCTGAGCGGCATACATATCGAAGGCTATACCGTGCGCACGGCACACGATGAGCCACAGAGCTACCGCT